AAACATATCCTGTGATGCGTATGTGTGATTGGTACAAACCAAACCCACATTGTATGAACCAAACATGTTCACACAGTTGCGCACCAAGGCGGTGAGAGCTTTGGGTTTACGTCCTAGATCACCCTTCATTTCGCCTGCATCAAACTGGTTCACATCAGTGGGCGTTAGCAACATACCCAATGAGTCAATCACAAACATGACCTTGGGACGCTCACCATCAGGCAAGGCCTTGTAGTCACTCATGAATGTGGAGATAGTTTTAGCCACATCATCAATCATGGCCATACTCAGCTTGAGTAGTTTACTATCGCTTGTGTCAACTCCGAGTGCTTTGAGCCAATCTTCATCAAGAGCATTTTCACTGTCAATTAGCACCACAAAGATGCCTTGCTCTTGTGCGTTCTTCACAATGTTACCTGAACAGATATAACTTTTACCTGCACCCGAGTCGCCAGCAAACACAGTGACCTTGCCTAGTGGAATGCCACGGTTAAAGTCTCCTGAGATCAGGTAGTTCAAGGCATAGTTGCCTGTAGATATCCAGTCTGTAGGATCGTTAAATCCAATACTAAGACCATCAATGCTCTTAGTGATTTCCTTGCGGAACTTGCTTACGTCAAATGGTTTTCCCATGTTTATTCCTTTAGTATGCTTACTGTTTGTTTAACTTCTAAATTTCTTAACCAGATATTTTTAAGATCTAACACATTATCATAGTAGTTGTGAAAATTGCCAATTGGCAAACTATTACCCAGTGCAGGCAACTTACGCTGTTGACACCATGTTTGATATTCAGGTGGTGGTGTAACAGTATAAAATTTTTCTAACAAAATGTCAACCGCTCGTGTGGTTACAATATTAAAATTATTTGTTTCACTATCTGGCTCACTGCCAACACACCATTGATTATAAGTATCACGTCCTAAATTATCATAGTGTATGCTTATTTGGTACTTGTCTAGTGTCAGCATCTCTTCAACATCGTGTCTGCTAGGCACAAAAGTTTTGTACGTTTTGGACTCTAGTCGAACATATTTAAAATAAATTTCAACTTGATGAATCAGGTCATTGATCAAATTATAATCAATGCCGTTATGACTGCACAAATTTCCTAAATTAGGATGTTCGGAAATTTTTGAAACCCATTGTTTATGTAACAAATTAAAGTATGACTGATCTATTGACTTTTGTACTGTAAACTTTACAATTTTAACACGGTCTAAAAATTGGTTAATGATATCCAACGCAGATAGTAGATTGTCCAGTACTTGATGAATCTTTGCATAATACATCGTTGCAGTGAACAAACTAGCATCCGTGGTTACTGAATCGATCCATGTTTGAACAATTTTGTTTTTACATGGATCGATTAGCAATGTGTCACCAGTTTGATTAAAAACCAGTTTCATTCCTGGCTTATTGCTTGTTTTGACGAGCGCGGATCATGGCCAAGATGTCTTGGGCATTACCACTAGGTTTGGCTGCTGTGACTGGCGCGGCAGCAGGTGCTGGTTCTTCATCAAATGCATCTTCGGCAACAGCCGCTGCTGGAGTAGCAACTTTGAGTACTGGCTTGGCAGCAGGTGCTGGTGTGTCTTCTGCATCACCGGCTGCGGCACCACCAGGTGCAGCCACGCCAGCTGGGCGGAAGTATTGACCCCAACGCTCAGTGTCGTATGGTTGTCCATCTACTGATGCTTCAAACATCTCTTTGATGACCTTCAACTCAACATCGCCGGGACGCTTGGGCAGGAATGTGCTCAAGTCATACAAGCCGTGAGTTTCAATTGCAGCCTGTTCAGCTTCTGTGAGTGCTGATTCTTTTCTAGCCCACTTGGAACTGTTGTAGTCAGCAAAACCACCCTTTTGTGTTTTGGTGATACGGAAGTCCAAGCCACGCATCAAGTCAGTTGGCAATTCTTCCAACTCAGGATCCATCAACGCACCCTTGATTAGAGTAAACAGCTGAGGTCCAATGATGAACTTACGGATGGGATTGTCCGGAGTTTTGTCTTCGGAGATGGGATTCTCACGCACAAAACCTTGGAACAGGTATGAACGTTTCTTCCAGTACTTACGACCCATGTCTTCAAGGCTCTTGTCCTTGAACCAAGTACGAACTTCTGCCAGTACCGGGCAGGCGTCTCCCCACATTTCCACGCAGGGTACTTGTACAAATACTTGTTTTGATTCCATCTCTCCTTTGACGCCATTGAATGGCAGTCGGATCATTGCTCGTTCGACCCAGAAAAATGTGTTTTTTGTGTTACCGTCAGGTAGGAAGCGTAGTGTGGCCGATTGACCTTCTTCCATGTTCCAGTGTGGATAAATTGCTCGATCGCCTCCACCTTGGTTTGAGTTGCCTTTTGTGTCAGCTGCCTGTAGTCTTGCTCGGATTTCTGCTAAAGATGCCATAGTTTATTTCTCCTTAAAAAGTTGCCTATGTGTTGCCTATCTAAAATTAGATCTTTGTTGCCTGTGACGCACAAACAATAAAGCGCATACACCATGTAGTATATGCGCTATTTGCCTTGGTGTCAAGAGTATTTATGAGCAAGTTGTTCTAAACTAATAATATCATAAGGCTTTTGCCGAAGCTGTTGTTGATTATGAGCAAACACATCAACATTGGCTACAAACAGCTCGTGCAGTTGTTCTATGTTTGATGCCAACTCTACCAAACTTTTGATATAGGCCATAAATCTAGGTTCCGTGGCAACTATATGTGAATCAGCGTCGTGATCTTCTACGTCATCCCAACTGTAATCTACTCCAATAGGTAGTTTCCATCCATCATTCACAAGAGTACGATAAAAATACCTTGGACCAAAATTCATCACAAATCTTCCCTGGATTAGCTGATCATAAGTTTTTTCCGAATACAGCACAGTGGGCCCTTTACACAATGACTCAACTTGTGCTGATATGTATGTGTTGTCAAAATATTTTCTAGCAGGTGGTGCTGCCATCAATTTCTCAAGGTCTGTAACTCCAGTTTCACTTGGTAAACTTGCTGATGCAAGTTGTCCGCTATGGTAGCCAGAAAGATGTTTTACTTGATAGTATAAATGTTGTTTAATTGGCCAATTGTTTTTGCCGTACAAAGAAAGCAGTGCACCGGGCCGTCTAGCCAATTCTATAGGCCATTGATTGTAATTTTCGGGCGGCAATTGTTTCCATGTAGGCCGACGGTCAAGATACGCAGATTTAGTTCGATTCCAGTAGAAATCATAATGCAACAGATTTTTTATGCCAGGAATGGGTGTTTTACAAGCTGTTAATAATACAGTTGGTATGATTTTTTGATAATGCTCAACTAACGCAAGACATTCAGGGGGTGTTGCTGGGTGAGCGTGAAATACATCGTAGAAAACTAATTTTTTTACTAAGTGAGTTTTTATGTACTGCTTGAGTTTTTTTGAATCAACCCACCAAAAGTAAACCCATAGTTCGGTCGACTGTTGATTCTGAACTATGGGTAACCAGCTGGGATATTCAAAAATATTAGGATCGCTGCCGGGCAATAGTGCTACCTCATGCATGATTGCCTATTGTGTTATTTTAACAAAGCCAGTGATTTTATTCTTGCCAAAAGTGCGTTGTCAGCTTTGCTTTCATAGTAAGCCTCTTGCTGTTCTCCCATGACAGGAGCCACTGAACCAGCCACTGTGCCCATTTCGTACATGCCACATTCGGTTAGGCCGTGTTCTGGACAGTATTCACCTTCCATGGTTGCATTGCATGAACCTTCTTTTATTTCTGTGTTTTTGTCTAGTTGGTCTGCAAAATGCGCAATTGCTGGACTCTTGCCTGCCATGTATGCATCAACGGCTGCGCCTTCGGGCATTATGCTAACATTGTCTTCGTCTAGTCCGGGATTGGATTGATAGTGGTTGTATGATGTTGCTACATCGCCTATAAAATCCTCGTCATACGAAATCAAATTGCGAGCAGATCTTGGTGTCATCCCAATAGCAATCAATTCATGATATACTGCATTATAAAAATCTTTGCTGGTTTTAAGTGTTGCCATTCCTGGTTTTTCGCGTGCCAACGTCTTGGCAACTATTTCATGGGTGTACTCAGAATTTTCATGAATACGACTTTCAGATATAGGTACACCAGCATATTTCAGCATGTCATTGAGTTCTGTGTTTTCTGCCATTCTGCCTATAGCGCGACTGATACCAACTTTGCGATTGGCAATCTTAGGATCTTTTTCAAATCGTCCAGGTTCTTTGCTTCCACCTGCAAATGCCTGACTTGCAACTCTAGCCCCTTTACGAAATCCGGTACTATTGCTACGGTCGGCTACGTCATCAACTGCTTGGTTTACATAGTTGCTGAGTGTGCTGGGACTCAGCTCATCCAACTGATCTTCTGCCACGCCTCTTTTTCTCATGGCTGGATTGTTAGCGTCACCATAGCCGCCTTGTTTTGCCCAATCATACGGCTCTACGTTGCCCATGTTAACATTGGCTCCTTTGCCGACTGCTTGTTTTACACCGGCAGCTCGTTTTTGTTGGAACTTGGCATACTGGTCGCCTTCTGGTCCTTTAATTGCTGATGCTACGCCGTGTGCCCAACCTGCTTGGCCAGCTGCTTTTCTACCATAACTACTCAATGTTGCTGGACTCAATTCAGCCAACTGATCTTCTGCCACGCCTTGTTCAGGAGTAGTGCCTGGTGCTTGTCGGCCAGCAGCAGGTGCCACTGGCTGTTGTTGTTCAGCATCAGGTGTGGTGTTCATTTGAATGCCAAGTTCTTGCAGTCTGGCTTGCACATCTGTGTCATCCCAAATGTTAGCACGAGGATCTTGTTCGGCCAAATCACCCAGGATATCAAACAATCGATCATCGCCGATGACATCATACAGTTGTTGTGTGGCATTGGTAGCATCTGGACCAACAATGAGTTCTTGGCTCATGAGTTCGTTTAGTTTGGCTTGTGCTTCTGGTGTATCTGGCAAGGCCCATGTGCCTTCCATGATGTTGTTTATCCAGTTTTCAAAAATTTGTGCTTCTTTCATAGCGGTTCCTCGTTGTTGTATTTTGGCCAGTGTGGGCAATGCAGCCTCTATTCTGGCGTCTAATGTTTGTTCAATAAACATGGTCTTAAGATCTTCTACCAAGGCAGTTTCATCTCCAATGTCTGCTGGCGTCCAAGATTCAAAATATTGTGTGTATCCACGGCCTGTGGCCATGTGCTGTAGATTTCCGCGCAGTTCACTATAGTAGTGCTGTGCAGTTTCTACCAGTTCTTGTGTTACGCCTTCAAACACTCGTTGTTGGCTGGCTCTATTGAATCTGCTCAACACAGCCATTTCGCTTACAATTTCGTTGATGTGTTGCCCGCGAATGTCGTAAGGTCTGCCACCTTGTTTCACGTGTTCCAGCATGGCTCGGCCACCTGACAGTTTCACAAATGGCAGTTTGAATCGTTCGCCTTCGGCTGTTTCAATGAACAAACTTTCCACATAGCGATAGCGTTTGTCATCTTCGCCAATCATTCGGTTGTGTTTAATCACCAGTCTGGCTTCTGTTTGCTCACCCACATAGCTGATTTTGCGTGTGCCATAGTAGCCTTCGAATAGGCCTTCTTTGATAGCTGCCATACCTTGCATGGTATGTTTGAGTTGATTGATGTCTTTGGGACTGAATGTGTATCTGTGCTGTGTGGCAAAGTTCTTGAGTTCGGGTAAAAAGCCTGTTTCACGTTCAGAGCCAAACCAGTCCAGTTTGTCCTGAGGATTTTCCATGGTCTTGCCTAGGTTGTCTCCAAAGAACAACTGTAGGTCGTTTTCGTCACCTAGTACAATTACTACTGTGCCGTAGTTTTTTCCGGATCCTGCAACCCAGTCAAACGCAAACGTTTTGGCTTCGTCTGGTGAAGAGTCTTGCCCTTGTCCGTCTGTGTATTTGACGTCGTAGTCTTTGGTTGCCAGCAAGTCAGCAACGTCTTGAGAAATGTTTTCTATAGCCATAGTTTGTTATTTAGCGCATCATTGATATGAATGGAAACGGCTCAACAATCATATCTCCGTGGTCTTTTAGGTGTGTGTCCAAGTCTGAGTGGTAGGTTTGCAACAACAACAGCATGCGCACCGCCAGCAAACTGGCCATGACCAAATCGTCAGTTTCGCCGGGTTTTGCGGCATAGCTAGTGCCCATGGCCACAAACGTTTTGAGTTCTGATACCAAGGGTCTTGAGTTAATTTTCATACGACCAGACTCTACCAAGATTTTGAACTTGTTACAGGCTGTGATTTTGCTTTTGTTTGTGGTGTTAAAGCCCTTGCGGAATCTGCGCCCTGTGGAGCCTGTAACTGAATTATCGCTGAGAAAGTATCCTGGAATGTTGTCTTCGCCATATTCTGCTATGCTGATCAAGGCAGCTTCACCAATGGTGTTGTTTTCCACTGAGAAATAAATGCTTTTTTCATCTTGAACTACCGCATGCAGTTCTTTAATGATATCTGCAAGAATTCGTATCTGTGTGGGAATGTCAGTTTTGTTGTGGCGCCATTCAGCAATTTGATCTGTAGTTCTAGCGTCAAAAACTTGTATGGCAGCAGGATCGCCACCTGTGCCCAAGCTGGGATCTAATGCCACAACATACATGCCATCTTTAGTGGGAGTCTTGTACCAGCGTACTTGTCCAGTTCTGTGAATGGGTTCTGCACCTTCTAAATCCATCAGTTTGATAGGTGCTATTAGTGTTTCGTCATTGATAACAAATTCACAATCCATCTCTCTGCGAAAACGTTCTTCGCCCAGCTGAGCCAACTGTTCTGCACCCCACTCGTCCCCGCGGTCAGGATGCTCGCGCCAGTATGATCTAAATGCTCGGAATCCGTTGATGCCAAGTTCTGTGGTGTTGCCGTGCTCATCTTCTGTCTTGTTAGCACCTTTCCACAAGAACGCAAATTGATCCTCGTCTGAGTTGGGAGTACTTGTGATAATTGCTTTACCACCAGTGGCCAGTGTGGGCGAAATTGAAGTCCAAAACTCTTTGGCAATTGTGGGTCGCACAAACGCAAATTCGTCAGCGTACAGCAAGGATATTGACATACCCCGACCTGTTGTTTCTGTTGTGGTCTGACTCACAATGCGTGAGCCGTTTTCAAACTCTACTGATCCTTTGTTATAGCTAGTAGCACCTGCTCGAATGTGGTTAGGGCACAGTTCATAAGCATATCTTATACGTTGCATGATTTCTTGTGCGCCTGTGTATTTGTGTGCGGCAATAAGAATTGTGGAGTCTGGCACAAACATAGCATACCACAACAGGTAGCCAGCAGCAGATGTTGACTTGCCTGTTTGTCGAGGCATCAAGGATATCGAATATCTGTAATTGTGATAGGTATGGATCAGTCGTTTTTGATAGTCAAAAGGATGATACAACATCTTGCCGCGTGTGGGGTGCTGAATAAAGAAAAAGTTATCCATGAAATACAGCGGTCCAGTCACAGGATCAGCACACATTGCAAACTCTGTTAGTTCTTGCTCAGTATATGTTTCAACCCTGTGCGGTGCTTTGACCAGCACTGTTTCTAAATTACTTTTTGGAGAAATCATATTGTAGTTATCCAACTATAGCTGCTTACTCGGAATTGGTCAGCAGGAACTGGATTCAACATTGCATGCCATTGCAATTTTCTATATCCATCAGTTGGACAATTAATCATAACATATCCTGTATTAGGCAGCACTTCAAACTGATGTCGCAGTGCATCTGGCTGTTTGTAATGATAAAATGCAGTACCTAAATTGACAGCGCCAATCCAAGTCATTTGCATGGCGCCGGGCATTTCGCCGTCAGTGTGCATGGAGCAAGTAAATCCTGGTTCATCAACCCACCATGCAGTGCCTTGATAGTTCTGAACTTTGTATCCGATAGCGTGTCCTATAATGGGCCAAAGCTGTTGACAAATTTGGTCCCATTCATGCCCCCAAGACAGTGCTGCATTATCTATGCGTCTGCGCGACCATAGTTCTTGTCCTTCTTGGCGTTGCCATGGTAGTGTCATCCAATCAGTAGAAATTATTTGATCCACCAACGGTTGTGGAAACACATCCGTGATTGCAAACAGATTGTTGTCTTGATCAACAGGTGTTACTTGCATAGGAATGCCAACTCCGGCCATAAGCGTTCAAACTCTCCAGCTTTGTCTGGATGATATCGAGTTTCGTTATCGTGTATGTGTTTGAAAAATGCTGTGTCAATTTTGCTGACTTTGTTCTCACTCAATCTGTCACGATAGGTGGCCAATGCATTGTCAAAGAACTGTCGTTCAGCAGGGGTAGCAATGTTCATAGCATAGAAGCGTTCAATCTCTGCTATAGCTTCCCGTGCCACACCTGCACCATGCAAGAACGGATCAAGGTATTCAGGCTGAAACAAGTTTTGCCACAGCACTGTGGTTCCTGTATCTTCAGCAAACTGTCTTAACTCACAAATGCGTGTGGCATTGTATATGTTGTATACCGCATGTATACCACCCCATTGACCGTGTGTAGTCATTAGGTGTTTGATCTTACTCAAGTTTTCTTTGATTAACGCCCAGCTGGCACCGTGTCGCACATACTCCACTCGCTCACCTATATTGTCAAAGCTCATTGACCAACCTACTCGATTGCGTGTTGATAACTTTTGAAATATCTTGTTTGAATCCAAGTCCACATTCAAGTTTGTGATCAGCGTGACTATGGCATCCTTGGGTATGACATCTAACAATCGATTGTTTTCTGGCAGCAACAACGGTTCGCCACCCACAAGTGCTACTTCGTGTATGTGTTCATAGTGTTGTTCAATAAAATCGCATACTGAATCATAGTAAGGTCTTGCACCACTCTTGAATGGAATACCCTTAATGCTGGCCCATTTTGAACTGCATGACTCACCGCAATAGTTACAACTCAAATTGCATGTGGTGTTCCAACGCACATCCACAATCACAGGATAGTGATACTGGTCTCCGGCTGTGGCATAATCAAAGTTGGGATTTACATTGTTGTGCCATTGACGTTCTGAATCAGCACCAAAGCGTTCGGCTCGCACACAGTTAGAACAGTATTCATGCGGCTTGCCTTGGGCCAAACTGGTGCGTATCTCTGACATGAGATTGGAATTTAATATTTGTTCAATTGTTTGGGTATTGAGGTTGCCCAGCATGTTGGGGTTGCCAGCACAGCAGGTTTTAACATCGCCACGGGGATTGATATGTAGGCCACGCCACGGAGCGGCACAATAGAAATTGCTCATCCTGTATTTACAGGTGTATTTGGATGAGCTGTGCTTTTGTTGTCGGGGTTTCTGGAGGACAGCAAAATCTAGGATTGCACCATTCGTCTTGGGTGTTATGGTAGTCGTTTGCATAAGCCAAACTAATACCTGCGCAACACAATCCTGCAAACACTATCTTTAAGATATTTTGTATTGTCATTATTCTGATTGTCTGCATTTTGTTGTTTGGCGGTTAGTTACACCAAGATGTTTTGGCTTCGCCGTAGTATTCACGGGCAAAACCTTGTGCAATAAGCATTTGACGCAGGCTCTGTCCGTTTAACAAGACATCTCCTAGCACACGGCCACCATACTTGTCCCAGTCCATGAGTACAACCTGACGTTGTGAAGCCTGAGCAACGGCTGCTTTAGTGAATGCTGAAGCTGCTTCGCCGCGCTGTGCTTCACTAGCACACTGAGCACGATGTCCTTTTTCAGGGGTGTCCACACCAAACACTCTGATTGAAAGTTCTTTTTTGAGTGGAGCAGGCAAGAAGTCTGCTTGAAAAGCCACTGTGTCACCGTCTATGACTCTGGTGATTTGTGCGTCATAGGTCACACCGGGTTTTTGTCGGGGTTGTGCAATGGCCAGCACGGGTACGATGAGTAAGAGTAGGAAGAGTTTTTTTATCATGCTATTTGATATGTGCCAGAAAGATCAAAGTGTGCGCCTGATTGCCAGGCGCCTGTGGCCGGAGTGTTGAATTTCCAAACTAGATCAGTGGTGCTACCAGAATAGTATAGTTTCATGACTGTGGTGCTGTCAATGACGTCTGTGATTCCAGCAATATGGTACAAGGCAGGAGAACCAGCACCGGCTGTTTGATGCAGACTGCCGCCGGCCAGTCTAAATGTGTTTAGTGCGGGTGTGGGCAGTGTAATCTGATATCCTGTGCTGCCAAAGTTGGTAACTCCTGCAAAATCCACATACACATGTATAAACATCAGCGGACCCATACGCACATAGGATGCTGTGGCAGTGCCGCCAGCAAATGTGCCTGATCCGTCAGTAAACTGCGGGTTGAATGTTGTGGTGCTGGTAACGCCAGATCCGTATGCAACCAAATTTAGATTTCCATTGACGTTGCCTACATAGATATCTTGTGTGAGTTGGTTGACTACTAATTCACTAGGTCTAGCAACACCATTGTAATTGCCAATGGTTTCTTGTGCATTGTCTTTCATCACAGCACGGCTTATGCCTGTGATGTTGTCGTATGGTGGGGGTGGATTGGCCATAATAATTCTAAGTTGAATTATTTAGCAAAAAAAACAATTAGCGTGGGTAGCCAACAAATGCTTTTACGGGGCTTGTTTTATCAACAAAGTTGGGTTCTGTACTGTCGGGAGTTGACACCAATTTCTTGCCACCGGGCGTGTTGGTCATGGTCAATGCTTGATCAATAAGTTGTGCAATGTTTGGACTCATACCTGCTACCACGCCGTGTTCACCAAATGCTGTTTCGTCATGCCAGGCTGGAATGCTATCAACAATGCCATCTGTTCCAGCATCACTTCGTGCTCGAGCAAGAGCCACACCAAATCTATAGTTGCGATAAGGGTCAGCAGCACTCAGCCCCGGAACTACATATGTGTAACGCATGGGATCTGCTTGCTCAGGTGGCAACATAGCAGCCTGTTCACGAAGAAATTCTCTTGCTCTCATCGTGGATAGCCTTTGAATGCTGTTACTGGGCTGGTGGCATTTACTCCTGGATGTTCTTGGCTGTGTAAATCGCCTTTGTTTAGATCTTTAAAATTGGATCCAGCGGCTCGGTATGCCATTAACAGCATGTTGTGTTCTTCTTTTGTGTAAGGCGCAGCAATGTCATATCGTCCAGCCCAACTTTCATTGTCTATTGTGGGAACAAAAGTTCCATCAGTAGCTGCGGTTGCCATCATAATTCTATTAAGTTCATACACACGATCCGCAAGATTTTTGTCTCGAAATTTATGTAGACCTACAGTGGCATTTTGATTGCGTTTGCTAATCTTTCCAGCGCCATTTTCAGCAATGAACTCAAGTGCTCTCATCAGGCACTACCATAGCCAATCACACCTTCTTGTGCAGACGATGCTGTGCCAAGTTCTGCGGCAGTAAAGTTAGATCCAGTGACTGTTAATTTATTTCCAGCACCAACATAAATTTGTGCCGAGTTGTTTGCTGGTATTGATGGTGCTGCACTCCAGATATTACCCACTGGTGAAGCTGTGCCCAATGCAGTTGCATAAACATTATAAGTCACTGCGGTGTTGCCTGTTACAATTTCACATTTGTCTGTGTACCAGGTGGCATTGGCCACCGAAGTATAAACGTTTGCTTGACTCATTTGTTGTCCTTGTTGGGTTGACTGACCACGGGTTGAAATAGTTCACGACTTTGATACATCACTCCAGGAATTTCCACAGGTTGTTGTCTCACTGAAGGAATAACTGGAGGTACATATTCATTGGCTTTGCGTTGTGCCAATTCGGCTGCAAGTTCGCTGTATGGTCTCATCATTTTTTTACCCCTTGTAGGCTGTCCATTGGTTGGTCAAAGCAAAAATACTTTCTTCAACTTTTTTCTCTTTGTCTTTTGCAGCTTTTTTCATTGGCTCTTCTTTGTCGCCATCTTTGTCTATGTCTAAGAAGTCAGGCTTTTTGCCTTCTTTAATTCCTGCAATGCCACGCATGCGGTTTAAAGTTTGTTCAAAACTTTCTTCAAGTTCTTTTTCCTCGGCTTCTTCTTCAGTTTCTTCTTCTGCATCTTCTTTCATGGTGCGTTCCCATGGCTTGAGATTATCTTGTTGAATGCCAGACATTTCCATCATTCTACGAAGTTCTTGGTCATCTTCATATGTGTGTTGACGGTCTTCTTGGCTGGCCAATACTGGTACAGTTGATTGCCCAGTTGACTTAGGACCGTTCAACCCACCTGAATATTGTAGTGCATCGTCACTGGTTTCCTGGTCAGTTGGCCAATCTGGATTGTTTTCGTCCAGAGTTTCATGTACATCACCGCAACCGCAGCTACTCATACCGCAGTCTGCGCATGATTCTTCGCCTTGGTCCATTTCTTGTCCCATGCCCTCACCACCACCTAGTCCTGCATTTTTAAGCAGTCCTGCTAGTTTGAGTGCATCATCATCTGTAGCAGTGATAGTCAAGCTCTTGCCGCCCTCAGTTGAGTCGCTCATGTTCACGCTCATTGATTCAGCAATCATCTTTTCCAGTTCGCGATTCATTGAATCGTAAATGCCTTTTCCATAGCTAAAGCCGCTTGATGCTGTTGGGGTGTCTGTGCCGCCTTGCTCTTTGACTTTTTTAGGCTTGTCCTCTTTGCTGTCTTTCTTTTCGTCGTACTCGATATCTTTGGCAACTTTCTTGCCGGCCTTTTCCGCCTTGGCATCTTCAGAGCCACGCTTCTTGCCGTGGATATCATCTTTCTTCTTCTCGTCGTACTCAATGTCTTTGGTAACTTTGCGGCCGGCCTTTTCAGCACGGTTGTCACGTTTGTTGGTTGACTCTTCGCCCATGGCCATTTCTTCGTCGTCACCTTCTTGATTCTGCATGTAGTCGTCCACAGCAGTCATCATGCTTTCAATCTTGGCCAACTTGGATTGTACCCATTCTGGCAAGTTGTCGTTGTCGCCTAGAATCTTTTCCAAGGCCTGAGCATGCCGCACCACAGTCTTGATGCTGTCTTTGGCCATGTCGCCTTCTTGGTCGTATTCGCCTTTTTCCGCTGGATCAAGGTCGTTTTCTTTGGTCATTAGTTTAGACCGACCTGATGGTCCTTTGGCACCCATTTTGCTGCCTGTGCCTGCTGGTCTACCACGACCACGCTTTTGTGGTTCAGTATCAGCAGCATCATCTGCACCTACTGAATTACCTTGGTCATCTACTCTGCGAGTTACTTTACGGCCTGTGGCAGTGTGTTCAATATCATGCTTGTGGCCACGTTCAATGGATCCAACACGAGGTTTTTCTGCACGTGGCTTTTTCCATGATGTAAACGGATTGTTATCATCTTCTTCGGTAGTTTCTTGTTTGTTGCCGCCTTTACGGAGCATAGCAAAGTCATTAGCATCAAGTTTGCCATTTTTGTTCATGTCAATTTTCTTTTGCTTGGGACTCAATGCTGATTTTATTGCTTCGGCAGCAACGTCACCTAGCATTTCGTCAACTTCTTTTTTGGCGCCGGCAATCTTGTCAGCAAAAGTGATTTTGTCTTTGGGTTCAGCGAGTGCGGCAAATGATTTTTGCTTGGCAGTCATTGGAGAACTTCCTTCGCCAAATTGTACATTGTCGCCTGCTGAGAATTGTGTGTTGGCCAAACGCTTTGGTAACCGACCTTTGGCAATGATAAAATCTAATTCGCGATCAGTTGGTCCAGCCTGTGCAAGATCGTTAGCTAGATCCTGCATAGCATCATTTTCCCACATGTCATCACCATACAATGCGGCAATGGCGTTTAACACTTTGTCAAAATCAATTGGAGCAGTTACTTCTTTAACTTGCTTTGGATTAGGTTCAGCACCAGGCTTCATACCAGTTTGTGGCATGTCCATTTTGCGTTGCAGGTCACGAATCATGTCTACATCGCTGCCGTGACCCAGTTTGTTTAACACCGCGCCGCCAACTTTCTTGGCCATGCTGCCAACTTTCTTGACTGCATCCCCCATGCCTTCGTCTACTTCTTTGTTGTCATACTTGTCATACTTGTTGCGAATAGGATCCAATGACTTGCCTTCACGACCGGCTTTGGCCAAGGCTTCCATGCCTTCTTTGCCGTATTTTTCGTAGCCCTTGGCAGCACGGCTCATGTCGCGTTCGTTCAACTGGCCGTGTGTTTTGCTAGGTGTGGCACGAATTTCGTCCAGTTTTTTGTTTAAGTCGTAAAAAAATGTCATTTCAATTATCCTCGAGGTTGTGCGCCAGTAGCGGGCTTGGGTTGACGCTTGATATTGGTCATAGGGCTTGTGTTGCCCTGGGGAAGTTCATTAGTGGTCTTAGCAGGAGGTGTCTTACCACCGGCCACTGTGAAATCACTGCGGTAAGCATTTTTCAACACAGCATGATTGTACGGACCAGTTGAATAGTCTTTCTTGAGTGCTCGTTGTTCAGCATCAGGTGCTGGATAGTCTGTGTTGGCTAACAGGTCTTTGTTTTCTGTTTCAACTCGATCTGCTTCGTCAACAAGTCCATCTACATATGGCTGTGTTTGCATCACAATAAGATTGGGGTTGCCGCCAAGCATTTGAAACAACTGTTTGATCTGTGGTTCAATTGCAGGATACTTGAAACTCACATCAAACATTGTCACAGCATCATTCTGATTGTTCGGAAAGTCTGTAAGGATCTTTTGTATGGGAGTGGTCTTGGCATCGCCCAATTTGGCTGGATCAAATTGATCCAGTTTTGATTTGAGTTGACGCACAAGATCGTCTGGAATGCGACCGCACATTTTGATACGATAATCGTATGTACGTTCACTTTCTGCTAGATATTTGGCAAATGGTTTCATGTCAGGTTCCTGTGATATATTTATTCTTTTTGAGCATTTTGATTCTTGCCCAGAATTCTTTCCAGCAGTTCATTGCGGCTGAGCACATGGCCTTGACCTTGCTGTGCGGCTGCGCCGTCGGGGTCTTTGTCTGCTTGTTGCTGATCCAATCGCACCTTTTTCATTTGCAAGTCGATCATCTTGAGTTTTTTGTCCAGCTTGGCTGTTTTAGCTGTGATAGCATGGCCTAGCATGTTGCTGGCTACTGAAAATATTTCGCTGGCAAATCTTGAGTCAACTTGCATGCCAAGGTCCATTAAGTCCTTGTAGCTGCCTGTGGCTAGTCCTGCAAGTTCATCCATTTCTGTATCAGTAGATTCCAAACCGCGCACAGCCGGCAAGGCAGCATCTATCTTGTCGATAGCAGCATCTAAGTTTTGGATTATGGTGCGATTTTCTGCTATCGAAGGAACAGCAGTTTCCACTTCTTCGGTGGTAGGGGGTAAATCAAAAAGTTCTTCAAGTTTACGGGTCATGCCATATTTAGTGGCTATGCTTTACCGTTCTTAAACATATCGTCTTCAGTTATGACTCTAAAAGTCAGGCCTTGATTTCTGCACCATTTGGTTGCAGCGTCCCATTTGGCGTAATTCACCGCTACCACAGCACGGTCTCTGGGTTTTTGACCTTCTGTTATGGCACTCTGACCTTTGGGCTTGATTTCAATCAGCTCAGCTTTGAGGGTGTTGTTGCGAGTCTTGTAAGTGATCAAAAAGTCTGGCACATACGTGGTCATTTTGCCAGTCAAGGGATGAAGGTACGGTATGCGGATGCTTTCACTTGCCCATTGCATGATGTTGTCATTGGTGTCGCAAAAACGCATGAAAGAATGTTCCCATCCCGATCTGTATCTGGGCATGCCTTGGCCCACATATTTTTTAGTGTTAATAACTTGGTAGACGCCTTGTGCCCACTTGCTCATTGCAACACTGTTCTAGCAGCATAATAGTTGGGCACTGGCTGTGCATTCACACCCAACAGTGTGGCTCTGCTACGAATGCTGTTTAGATAGTAAGCCATATTGAGAGTCAAAGTCATTGAGTCTACGCCTTGAAAAGTGTCCAACAGCGTTAGTGCAGGAATGTTAGTTTGCTCTGCTACCTGAAACAAACTCACTGTAAAGTTACCTGCTACCCTGGCATCGCCCATTTGTTGTTTGAAATAACTCAACACAATGTCATACTCGGCAGCAGGCACATTGGCATCATACTTGTAGAACTTGTCAAAAATTCTTACAGTTTGATCAATATTTTGATTGGGGTTATTAATTGAGCCAGTGTACATTTGTTAATCTCAAGGATAAAATTGTGAGCCAGGTAAACCAGCTCTGGTGGCTTGAGCATTAGGAAACACCCACCCATCAGCTTTGTTGATTACTGATCTAACAGCACCTGCACCTTGTTGGCTGATAACCTGTTTGCCCAGCGATACAGCTTCACTCTGAACAATTGATTTCAAATTTTTACCTTTAAATGTGTTGTAAGTGGCACCAGCTTTTTGTGCAGCACCAATGAGACCAGCCACTGACCCAGATTCTAAATCTGCCATGATACCTTCTCCAGTAGATAGCAGGCCGCCTTGACCAAAGATGCTGGCAGTGGATCCTGCACGAGCCAACGGGCTTGGAGTTTCGTCATAGTGTGCTGTATCTGGCCATGATATGTTTTTGTCTGGTTTACCAAGGCCACCATTGAGATATTTCACAGTTTCGTAACGGATAGTCATGCTGTGTTGCATGGTACCGCTGCCTTGTGAGTAATCGTAAGTGTCGTGATTCCATGCAGTAATCAGCGGATTGATCAAAATATATCTAGCATACTTGTGTTGATCAAACCCAATGATTTGTATGTCTTTGAAAAATGGTGGCTTACCTGATGCTGTGCTGGTGCCATCCATAAAGTTTTCGCCAATAAATCCCCAATCACTAACACTGCCTATTCGATTTTGTGCGTAGATGTCTCTGTTGTTGTAACTGAATCCATTTTGTTTGGTAGCATTTTCGCCAACGGTGCCATAAGAAGTGGGTGCATTGCTGATGTATTGCTGTGCTGGATCTTTGTAGTAGTAAGAATAATACTGATACCACATCTCACGAATGTTGTCACCACCGTCATCATGGAACGTGATGTTTACAGGTTCGTAGTTGATTTTTGTTTGCACAAGGCGTTTGCGATTGTACTGATTTAATGTAGCAACGTCAATGTTGTATTTGGGCAAGTCAACAGTTTTTACCGCCAAGCTCAGTGTTGAAATTTGTGTTGGACCAAATATTTTAGAATTTTTTAGTGCTTGTATTTCTTCCACGTTCAGGGTAAACTGAACATGGAATAAAAATTTAAATCTGGGTTTTAGTTCGTAGGCATTAGTGCGAAAAGTTTTACTTGCGTGAGTGTAATCACGCAAGCTGTTTGTCGCAGTAAAACCTTTAAGAAAGTCTTGGCCGAAGCTAGACATTGATTAGACCTTACGGTGCTGTGCCGATACCGGTAACAACATCGTTTATAGTGCGACCAATAACACCGCCAATACCACCACCACCTTGATTGCCTTGGTTGGCGTTGTCATAAGAAATGTTCAGTGTAATTGACACTGCTTCGTTGGTGCCATATGCCATTGGGCCGTAGTCGGCGCTCACAATGTAGCAACCATACAGTTCCCATGATTCAAGCACTACTGGTTCGTTGGCGCCGTTGCCACCGTCAAGCATTTCTAATTTGGTCAAAAACTTGTAGTCAATACCAGATGCCGCTGAACTCATTTCTAAGAAGTCCATTTGTTTCTGGACTTGTTCACCAATCAACTTGGACACATTGCCTGATGCGTCATCGCGAATCTCAACAGCAACGTCTGCCCAACTGTGACGACCGGCCAACTTCAATGTTGAGTTATAAATTGGCAATGTAATTGCTTCGAACGTCAAGTTAGGACGAGCAAAGCTCACCACTTGCTTGGTTAATTCTGTAGTTGGTGTCGAAACTCCCAAATTCTCAAACATCACTCTAAAGCGATATCTAAGTTTTGGCATTAACAGACCTTGGGTGCTTGAGCTTTGATCGCTTGCAAGCGGTACTGTCATTTTATTTAATGATGAACTTGGCATTGTGTATATCTCCTAGTTTTATTTATCTTAGACTTGAGGTCAAAAAATAGGGTCCAAAGACCCTATTTTTATAGTCCTGCTGCTATGTCTCCAGTGTTCTTGATACGCAATGGGATGTAGATAAACTCCACAGCCTTCACTGGTTCAATGGCAATATCAACCCACAATTCGTTGCGGTCAATACGAGCTGGTGTGTTATTGCTCAAGTCGCAAACAACCAAGTAGTCATAGATAGCACGTTTGGCAATCAAATCAACCATCAAGCTGTTGCAGGTGTTGGTGATTTCATTACGTGTGATCTGATCGTTAGGTTCAAACAGATACAACTTACCAATTTCTTCCAGGCGTCCACGCAAGAACGCAACCAAGCGTGCAACGTTGATACGATCCAGTGCTGTGGTAGTTGTGGTTGATGTTTTGTTACCAAAGTTGGTAATACCCACACCTGGAATGAATGTAATTGGGTTGACATTCAAACTGTACAGTACATCACGCAAGCCTTGGTTCACACCAATTGGTTGGAACTCACCTGTAGCAGCATCAATGTAACCAATTTGTGTGGCATTGTCTACCACACCACGACGTGTACCGGCTGGTGCCAACCATGGATAACTCACTTCGTCACTGCGGATGATTGTTCTAACCATCATGTGACTTGGTGCTGTTACCACAGTATTACCACTCAAGTCTGTGGTTGTACAGCTTGGGTAGAAAGTAGCGCAGTAGTTACTGGTACTAGATTGCCCGTCACCGGCTATAGTACCCAGTCCGTTGTTGTTGGTAGCCCAAGTTGTGATGTCAGTGCCTGTGGCTGGCAAACGCATTGGAGTGTCGCCTACCACAAACAATGTGTTGTTGCGCTCATTGCTGAGTGCAATCATGTTGGGGATCAACTCTGGATAGCCAGGTGTTGCAATCAGTGTGTACTGGGCAGTATCTTCTCTAGCGCCTTGGCTAGTATCAACACCAGCTTTCAGTGCCTCCACAATCATTTGACGTTGTGCCAAGCGACCAGCATACATGCTGCCGTCTTGCTTGTTGCCCGATGCGGTGAGCCAGGTACTGGTCACTGCTGGTAGTGTGTCATCAGGGTAAGAAGTAGCATTAAAGTAATCATTTTGATAGCTCTTGACATTGTAACCTGAACGGCGTGTGTTCCACAACAACATACCTTGTGGATATAGTGCAGGATCTGGAGCATCTAAATCCAAGTAATTGCTGGTCAGCAAACTCACAATGGTCGGAATTGGGTCTGAAACAGGATTTGTTGTACCATTTGGCGCCCAACGAGCATCAGCAAACAACACACCATTCTGTGTGACCTGATCAGTGGTGTTAACAGACACCCATTGATCTACTCCACTTACAAGTTCCCAACGATACAACTTGGGATAGTTTTCCAAGTCGCTGGTGTCAACCCACAAGTCTCCATACACCAATGCACTTTGAGCCACATTATTTTGTGTAGTAGGTGCTGTGGCAGCGCAAATTGGACCCGATGCATTGGTTGCACTGAGGTCATATCCACGCACATCATTAGAAACGTTTTGATAACCCAACCAAAGACCATTGTTCTGAATCATGATATCAACTTGTGTGGCAGTTGAATAATACCACAGTCTGCCATCAGCAGGATCTTGATAAGGTGCTGTGGCACTGGAGGTGTACTCAAACTCAGATGCTGTACAAAAATTGCTCAAAATCAACGTGGTTGGTATGGCTACTGCTGGTCGGCAAAGATCAGTGCTATTGGCAAATCCAGCAGTAGTAATAGGAGTACCTTGTCCTGCCACTGGAGCCAAGGTCATAATACCACCTTGACTGTGAGTGAACACAATGTTTCCTGCGCTGTTTACACTTGCTGAAACATACGGCACATTGGCTGCACTAACAGCAGTGATAAAACTAGAAATACTAGTTCCAGTTAGTGTTACTGTGGCAGTATTTGCACTTGTTGATCCTGGAATAGAACCTTGTAATACAAACTGATTTCCAGCAACAAACAAACTGTCACCATTTACTCCAGGAGTAGTGTCCCCTGTGACTATAGTTTGGCCAAATACAACCTGTTCGTAAATTTCAAATCCAAACGAATTAAGTGGTGTTGTTTCGCCGGCATTAGCACCAGATTGTGCCCATAATGTTCCAACTGGAATATTTTTGCCGCCGCCTGCGGGATCTAATGTATAAATTGCATTAGTGCCTGTGGTGAATATAGGGCAACTTTGTAGGACCCATTCTCCTAATGCGGCACTGTATTTTTTTACTTGCAGTGCAACACCATTGTTTGCTGCGCTGATATTGTTCCACATTGATCCTGTTGGTCTTGGTGTGGTGTCTGTGGTTCTCCAACGCGGTGCTTGATAACTATATCCAGTAACAAAAACTGGAGCAAAGTATTCAATTGCTGAAATACCAAGAGCAGTACACAACGCAGTGCCACTGGCATTGGGAATAATACTGACAATACCACCATTGGCAGTACTGCCGTCATTGGTTGCTGTGTCATCTGCGTAGATAGTAAATTTACCGCTAACTGCGGCTGCGGTCACCCCTGTAATGGCTGCTGAATTCACCGCAGCCACAAATCCTGCCAAGTCGTTGTTGGGTGCAATAGGCACAGCAACCGACGTGCCGTTGATGAAAATGCTTTGTCCTGCTGTGAGTGTGGGATTGGTTACATTGCCTTGAATTGTGGGCCAAGATGCTTGCCAAGCTGCGTCACCAACTGCTACCCAGGTATTACTGGCATTTTTGTACCAACCAACGTTGCGTAGATCATAGCTGTTGTTAGCACCATATGCTACCACGGCGTAATCACCAATGCTGCCTATGGTAGAGACAGGAGTATAAATGTCAAAACCAGTTGTGCCGCTGACAGATGCTGTGACATCAGCTGCATCAGTAATTACCAATGGGGTGATCACAGTAAATTCACTAGTGCTTTGATTCCACTCTTGCATGCCCCATACTGAAGTCGAAGTATCCAACCAATAGGCGCCATCATTTGGCGTTCCAGTTGGACGAGTCAAGCTGGCAGTAAGGTCAGTTAAATCCACATCCACACGCTGAACATAAGCGCGGTTTGAAATGCCCAATGAACTGTAAGCAGCCAACAAACCGTATTCATTGAGTTCGTAACCATTGATAGGTGTACCAGTGGTTGTGTTATAGAAGAATGGCACACCAAAAGTGGCTGTCAAATCACGCTGACTGGTGATTAAATATGTTTTGTTAACGTTAGCTGCGGTGGTACCAGCTGCTACTCCAACGCCAGAGCCAGAAACTTTGTTCTGCGCTGTGGCAATCAAGAAGTATGGTACTGTGTTGACTGCTGATGGAATATATTGACTTTCGTCAATTACTGTTACTTGTACGCCGGGTGATATGAGAGCCATGGTTGAATCCTTTTCAAGTTCTAATATTTATAGAGACCTTGAAAAAAACAGCCGTTTTGAATACCTTTGGCAAAGGTCCATGCCGCTAAATACCGTATGAGACCCATTTGTCAAGCCTGTCACCAGCGACCTTGTGCTGTGAACTACAAACGTGATGACATCACACACTATCGATCAAGGTGTGAGACTTGTGCTAGGAAGGGACGTGGACTAAAACCTAGAGAGCCACGCTGGAAATCAGCTGGCTATAAGAAAAAGATGAGTTGCGATCGCTGTGGATTCAAAGCCAAATACGCTGGTCAGATCTTTGTGTATCACGTGGATGGCAACTTGAACAATGCCGCACTTAAGAATCTCAAATCAGTTTGTAGAAACTGTGAAGTAGAGCTGTCTAAGAGCGATCTTGCGTGGCGGCAGGGCGATCTTGAACCAGACTCTTGACCTGCTGATACAAGTCATCCAAGGTACCGTTGTTGTCTAACACAGCGTCAAATTCAGTGCCCACCCATGCAGTTTCTGATGCATGAATCCCCAGCTTTTCTAGTTTTCGATGACTTAGTGCCCAAGTTGAATTGCCATTAGCGCCACGATTCACACTCACAGCTGAATTATACCATGTAGGCTCTGGTCCACGTATAACTCTAATCACACGCCCACCAGCATTTTTAATAGCTAGAATTTCGTTGGGAAAACGGCAATCTGAAATCACAACATCATCTTGGCTGTGACGCAGTTTGTTTTCTAAACTGGCAATCCAGATATCATCGTGAAATCCTGCTCTACACACTTCGGTGCCCCAGTACTGCAAGATCCAACGTGGCGTTAGGGTGGGCATGCCCAGGCGTTCTGCCCACCATGGATCCACACGCTCACGCCATTCACGAGCTTGTTTTGTGCGCCCTTCCAGCATGGTTCGGTCCCAACCAAACACTTGTGCCACAGCATCTTTTAGTGTTGAAGCAAAACTTTCTCTGCGAAAGTGGTGTAAATTTACAAGGTAGTCAGCAATAGTGTCTTTGCCAGACCCAATGAATCCACAGATGCCAATGATCATTTTAACTCCCGAACGTTGAGATATTTAAGTGTATTTTGTAGCATGCCAATTTGTCTGCGACAGTCTTCTAGTGCATGGTGTGTGGTAGGAGGCATGGGTTGTTCAGGCCATAACGAGAACACTGTGCGGCTATCACGTACCATATAGTATTGCCAGGGCAGGGGTTTGTTGTAACTCTTGTAGGCATGCTCTAGGATGTTCATGTCGTATGTTGGACCTTGTGCCCACACACGTTTGGCATGCCAAATCAGCCGGCCCAGGCCATCCAATGCTTGATCTAAGGGTATACGGTCTTCTTCGGAGAATGCTTCGTCACGCACCACAGCAGGTTGTGTGGCCCACCATTCTATAGTGCCTTGCTGTATGCTACGAGTTTCTTGGCTTTCCAAGGTAACTCTGGCATAGAATGATTGCTCATAATGGCCCGTGCCAAACGGATCAAATGCTTGGGCAGCAATGGTAAGAATAGTAGTGTCGGGGCCTGTTCCCAAGCCTTCAAGGTCAATCATCAAGTCCATTTGATGATTATAACAGATTTATGACTGTGTGTCTAGTGTGTGTTAACCAATTACCCAAGTAAGAGGTTGCGAACCATCCACATACATTTTGAGTTGCTCAAGTAGTCCATCCATTTGGGTTTGAGCTTCGGCTTTCATGGCAGCGCCATTTAGACTACCACCGCCCTGCGGTCCGGCGATAGTGCCAAACTTTTCACGTGCTTCACCAATGATCATTTTACAGTTGGCCACCATGTAGTCACGGATCCATTGTGATATTTGATAGTCACTCAGCAAGTTGATTTCAGGTTTTAGATTGTACGTCCAAATCAACACAGCTTCACCGGTGTTTTTAGGATCACGCATGAGTTGTAATTTTTTAGTAACCTGATTGAATGTGTAATTAAAAAAGCCGCCAAACATCTTGGCAGCCAACTCAACGTATTGACTGTAAAAGTCGTAGGTAGCAAGGCCGCCTGCCACGTTAAAGTTCATCAAGTAAACATTTAATGATGCTTGTGCAAACGGATCAAAATTTGACGCAAAGGGTCCGCTAGAATCACCAAAAGTTCTGCGAAAGCACTGGCGCACACTCACAACTTCTTGGGGTAGTGTGTAGATGTTTTCGTCTTTGACTAGTGTGAAAAAACTATAACTTTCTTCATACGCATTGTTGGCTCGTTGACGGTAGGTGCCAATTGTTTTGGCATACGCGGCTTCGTAGTGTGCTGGATCCAATTCTAAATCAATGATTTGACTGCCCAGTTGAAGCTGTACATATTCAATGAGATTTTGTTTGAGCTGAGATAGTGTGTCTTGCTGTTCTGCCATAGGAACTCCAGTGCTATATTTATAGCTTGATGCTGCCTTTGCGTACCGGAGCAATCATTATATTTTTTCTATGTGTAGGACAAAACTTACACTGAGCAATAGGGTTGTTTAGACTTTCTAAAAACTCATCTTTATATTCAGCAAAATTATCCACTGTAAGCGGCTGGTAGGAGTTTAGTAGTTCTCGGTCGCTATCAGAAATATCAAATTTATGTTGAAGATCAAACTCAGGCAAGAGTGCCGCAGGGCCGCATTTGTACAGTTTGCCACGTATAAAATGATAGCTTTTAAATTTTACAAAAGTGCATGCGTCATGTGCTATTGCAGGGTCATTGTTGAATAATGCATAACGCCCTTCTGGGTTAACTTGCACTGTAGATGTATCAAAACTGTTTTGAAAATAAACATTTATAAACACACCATTGCGGTCTGAATATTGATAGTCAGCGTTCCACAAATCAGGACGGTGCGTGTTTTGTTTTACAGGACCTTCCAAAAATTCATGTATGTCTGCTTGTAATTGCTCCAAGTCTGCTAAATTGTGCAAACTTATGGCAATACTGTTCTTGTTTCCGTTCCGTGGTTTGGCATGTGCAATAGCGTCATACAGGCCCCGTACTTGGGTAAGTCGGGTGCCATTTGTTAGCACTTGCACTTCAATCCCAAATGCATCGTTAAGGCCGTGTATCCATTCTACGATTGTGGGATTGAGCAAAGGCTCACCGCCCATTATGGTGATGGCCTTTAGATCAATTAACTCTGCCCACTGCTTGTATTGTTCAGCATGATCGCTCCATCGTTGCCAGCCCTTGAAATCAAAATTATTAAATCTATTACATTGTTCGCAAGTTAGATTGCAAACGTTGGTAATGTAAACTTCAATTTTGTTAAAAACAGTGCGGGCATTGTT